ATTCAGATAACATAGATCTACCTGCGATTTGAACTAACTCGTTCTCTCCTCCTCCGGTTTTTCTGTTACGTTGATCTAGATTATGAAAGAACTGTTTATCTGTATGAGACGCATTCTTAGCAAAGTCTTTACTTGACTTCATCTTGTTATAAGCTTCTTCAACTTGCTTACCACGAACTAATTCACCTAAACGACCTCCAGTAAACTCTTGGCCTATCGCTCTACCGAACTTACGGATTTGTTCCTCGTTCTGTGTTAAGTCACCAGAATCCATTAACTGATGAAGTTGATCACTAAGACCTTGGCGTATTTCAGCAATCTCGCTTTGATCAGCATCTGTATAAGCAGTCAACTTATTTAAGAATGCTTCTTGGTCTTCCATGTTCTTAGCTAAAACATCATAGTGCTTCTGCTTATTCTCCAGTGCTCGTTGCATTAACTCAAATGGAGGTGGTACATGTTGACTCACATACGTTTGAAAGTAGTCAGCCTTTACTGGCTGCATATATCTGTTAACTGCCATACTAGCTTAATATTATAGTTCCGTCAGGTAACATAGTGTAATCACCAGGACCTAACTGTTTCTTTTTCTTTTTTCCTTTGTGATGAAGACCGTCCTCAGCTGTTGCTGTAGGATCTCTGAAAGCAATATCATCACTCTCATCTAAGTGATATCTTCTAGTACCTAAGTACTTAAGAGATTCTTGGTCTTGAGCCATTTTTGCTGCATCTAACTGTTTAGCCCAGGCTGCTTGTTCATTATACTGAGCTATTTCAGCAAGTTCTGCCATAGCAGTGTCTTGATATTTAGCTCGAGCAGCTCTGTTCATAGCGTCTTTGTCGTCATCCTCTCTAGCAATCTGAGTGTTGATGCGGTTTAATTCGTTAGTCAACTGTGTATTAGCAGCATCTGTCTGCCATCTACGTTGTGCTTCATGTTCATTGATACGCTCCATGTTTCTAGCGTATTGTGCTGCTAACTGGGCATTCGTTCCTAACTGACCACTTCTAGACGCCCTGTTTTGAGCTTGTCTCATCATAAAGTTTCTGTTCTCACGAACATCCGCTCTAGCTTGATGACTCATGTCTCTGTAGTCTTGAAACTCTCCTTCAACTTGACGACGAGTAACTTTCTCTGCTGGAGACATTCCCTTGATCATGTTGTTGGCAATGTTAGAATACTTAGCGACATTGTTTGCTCCTTGCCAAATCTTAGACCCAACAGATGATCCACTACCAGCTTCTTTCTCCTTGTTATCTTTCTCTTTAGCTTTCTTTTGCTTAGTAGCCTTAGGTACTTCTTTGGCAACAGCTGTTTTCTTTGTACCTGGATCTCTATATGCATTAGAGTAACGTTGACTAAGTTTACCAATACCAGTGTTATCACTGTTGAATGTACCAACATCATCTCCTTGGTTACCTAAGTATGACCAAACGTCTTGTTTAGTAAAAGGAGAATCAGCAAGACCTTCATCCAAAAGAGCATTCCACTCTTCTTTAGTAAGCTTATCTTTATCAACAGTAGCTCTTAAAGACCTGATAGTTTTTTCCATCTCTTCATCGAACGTGCCTGATCTACTTCCTCCTTCAACAATATCTGGATTATCTGGTTCTCCTACTCCGTCAAAAGTATACTTTGGATCAAGTCCGCTGTTACCATCTGGATAGTGCAAACCGTTTTCAGCATAGCCATAATCCTCATCTGTTGGAAGAGAATCTCTACGCTTGATTAATCTTTTCTTAGCTCTTTCGTCGCCATATAATTTATAACGACGAATATCAGAAAGAACTTTCTTGTATTCTTTCTTTGAAGTTTGGGTAGGGAACACAACATCACCTTCAGACATAACTACTTTTAAACCATCGTCTTCGTGAGTATTAGCTCCGGCAGCAACGGTTTTAATGTTGAAGTCTTTATCTGTGTGAATCTCTCCGATTCCCATATTGTAGTCTCGGCTTCCATCTCCTTCGATTTCGGCTACTATAGTGTTCTTTGCATTCATACCATTTTCAGCTTGTTGTGCAACCATCTCGTTTGTACGCAATGCTCTTCCTTCTAAAGAACTAACAAATCTGTTACGTGCTTCTTCTTGTCCTCTTCGACTTTCTGTACTCCATATATGTTTCCTTCTTGCATTACCTTATATTACGTTCAAAGATAGTTCTTATTTCACGAAGAACAAAGACGTTGTTAGGCGTATTGTCATACGTGTAGTTAAAGACAGCGTATTCTCCTTTGATACGCTCTCTGATTATGTAGTCCTCTGTAACACTTGGGTCATCGATAGCTACTGTACCACCGTATGGTTGCCATATGTTGTTGAGGTCATATATATCCTGGTTGTTGTACACTACGGCATCGCGTGGTATACTAACCTGATATCTATCGTTTCGGAACTTGTAAAACGTTTCGTTTACTTGCTTTGCCGGAGCAAAACTGTTCCCACTTACGAAAGCTTGTTCCGTTGTGTTTTGATGGTCACTTGTGACTTGTACGGTTTTGAAGAAATCCTCCTTCTGTTTCTGTCCGTTGCTTAGTGAGTTTGAGTGAATCAACTGGTTAGTGAAGCTCATAGCTTCTCCTGTTGGAACTGACATCTCCAGCTTACTATCGAAAGTTGTACCGAAGTATGTTCCTTTAGGCCCAATGTTCATCTCATGCACAGTCTCTTCACCGTTGATAAACTTGAAGAAGAACACTCTGTTGTCCATAGGGACAATAATATCAGGTGCATTATCCTTCGCGTAGTCATGGAAACTTGACCAAGACTGCATCAATGCTGAGTAAGATAATGTCCATCCTTCATCTCCTTGCTTAACAATCCATGCTCTACGGCTCTTATAATCGTATCCTCCCATGAATCCAATCCCGTTGTAAGGGTTATCAATCAAGTGAGCTCCATCATTGTTGATGTTAGACAAGTCAAACTTACCACCTACTTTGATCAATCCCTCAGGGATCTTCTCGTGGAAGAAGGTATATAGTCCTTGTAGAGACAGGTCGTTCATTACAGGACCGTTCTTAGACATACCTAAAAGGAAGATCTTTCCTTGTAAGACGTCAGGGAACATATATCCCATATGAGTATGAACTCCTCCGAACTGACTAATCGTTCCTCCATAGCCTCCATCAGTAGTCATAACCTCGCTTGAAGGTCGAGCAAACAATGCACCGGTACCCAGTACAACGTCAGAAATGTTACCTCCGCTTAGCGTAGCAGCTGGTTCAGCAAAGGTTCTCCAACATGACTTAGGTGTGTGCATATACAAGGTGTTACCAAAAATAAAAGTATCCCAGATAGGCCCAGTATGTGCTGGTAAATCATAGTAGCTATTCACAAGGAAGCTACGGTACGAGTCTACTACAGTGTCAGTCAACGCCTTCTCACTGTATATAGTTCTGTTCTCAAACTTAGTTACTTCTTGTTGAGTAGAACCTTTTGTAAAGTATTCTTTCAAAGCGTTCTCAAAACTATATAATCCGTTATATGCACGAATGTTTCCTGCCCATCCAAAGAAGTTATCCAACTGTGCTTGTGGATCATCCTCATGTGGAAAGTAATCTTGACGTTCTTCGTCTGCTGGTCTATGTCTATAGTACGTGTTAATATCACTTTCTACAAAGTAGTAGTGACACGCACGCATATCATATCCTTCAGCTTTAAGAGGATCTTGTCCTTGGTTACCATTCGTCACATGTCCGTAGTTACGACGAGATGTAGTAGCACTAGGAGAGTTTGTTGAAGCTCCTCTTAATCTATCATAAGGATGATAAAACACAAGACCTGCTGTGTTAAAACTGAACTTCGTGATGAATGTGTCACCAGAGAAGTATGTTTCATATGTATCACCAGCTGGAATCAATTCAGATCTACCACAAGGAATGTAAGTAGCCTGAGTAAGTTGTCCATACTGGTTAGGGTTATCTTTTTCTAAGTTGTACAAGTGGTTAGCTATAGTCATAGTATCACCAGGACGCATACGTTGGTTAGTTCCTACAACCTTAACAAATCCTCCTTGAGTAGAGTTCTTACAGTTATCTAAACAAATTTCGTTTTTATCCCAACTGTATACGTCATGATTGACATATAACTTCTGTCCACCACCATCGATAAACCAGTGTTCTACTTGATCTGGATCATTAGGTTGTCCAGAAGCAGGGTTAAATACCTTAACTTCCCAACCTCCTTGTGTCCAACGAGTAGTTGTTTTATTAGGTACACCAGAGTCTGGTTCAATCGCTTTGTTACGTTGTTCTCCAGCTGGTCTATTTTCTATACCTACGATCACACGATTGTAAGCTTCTTCGTATTCATATGAAGGATCGTATCCATTATAGTCACCATGGATATCTTGATAACCAAATCCTGTACAAACGTCTGTACCTGCACCACCTTCATATACACAACCTGCCGCTCGAGTAGCATACCCAGTACCCGTCAATTTAAGCCATGGTTTAAGAACACCCGTGTTAAGCTCGTCCACAGATATACCTGTGTCAGCAGCTAATATAGATTCTGGACAGTGGAAAAATCCTCTGTTTCCTCGAATACTAGTATTAATCTTTTGTCCGTTTGAGAAAGTATGTGGAGCTGGAAAACTAGGATTGTTGTTTTGAGACCAGCTATTCTCAGGGTTGCCGTTGTTCTGTGGCCAACAAACACCTCTGTATGAATGTCCGGAAGACTTGAATGCAGAGTCTCCTAACACAGTCATACTTTCTAAGTTGTTAAAGAAAGGCATCTCTTGTAAACAGTAATGCCCTTTAACCCCATCTTGATCATTTCCTTGCATACGTCCGTATGAATCACAGTTGTCAGCAGTTTCAACCAAACGATTAACTAATCCTTGAGCAACTACAGACTTATTTAAGTCTAGATTACGTCTTTCTCTCACGAAAATAATCTCAGCTACATCTTCTTTAAGTCCGGCAGGTATGTCAAACGCCGGATCAATCTCAAACTTTAATCCAAGCGTACGTACAACTGATACACCAACACCCGATCTGAAGTGTGGTTCTTGTTCTAGTGTAGGCATCACGTGATGTCTAGTACTACGGTTAGATGCAATATTATCATCTCCTGGGACCGAACCATCTCCTGGATAGTTTTGGTCACGTGGGTAAGTAGCCTGTGATACAAAAGTACCCAGTTCTCCTGTTGTGTTTCCTGTACGATAAGTAGCTCCTCCTAAGTCAGGATAGTGCTTACCTACAGTAGAAACAGATTTGTCGTTTCCTGGAATATGGTACACAAAAGACGTACTACCATCTTTGAAGAGTAACATAAATCCTAGGGAATATACTTCCCCTCTTCTATATGAACGGGTATCATACCCAATCTTTTCATCTATATGATCTGTGAATCCTTTAGCAACTGCGTCTGTAGCAGTAGGTTCTGTTTCTTCTGTTTCAAGTGCTGGAGATCCAGTCACACTTGTTTGATTAGAACCAAAGATTCCTATGATCTCAGCAAAGTTTACTTCATCAAGCTCACTAATTTGCCCGACTCCATCAAACGTCCAAGTAATTTGATTAAACCCTGTACGTTCCATATCAGTAGCATAGTAAAGACTGAGAGTAGTATCTTCTCCTGTAAGAGTCGCATCTCCGGTTATACCGCCTGTGTAGTTTATAGCTACACCTTCACCTCCTATACCATTCCAAACAACATAAGTTTTTATGCCGCCGTTATCAATAAGAGTAGCCGAATAGTTTAGGAGGAGGTTTGTATTGATAGCAATAGCTAAGTTACTAGCTGTGTTATTAACTCCATCTACCTCAAATTCTGAAGCAGGATCTGTAATCCCACCTAATGCTACAGCAGTAAAAGTAATACCATCTATCTCTACAGTATCTCCTACCGCAGTTGCTGCGTGATCAATCTCTCCTCGAGCAGGCTCTCCGTTCTTAAGAAGAGTTTGATCTAAACCACCGTATCTAACTTGTGTAAATCCTATAAGATTGTGGTCATTAAAACTGTTCTCATTAAAACTATCTATCTCAGCAACTGGACTAGAGAAAGTTACTACGATCTGATTGTTTGATTGTATTCTGATTGTAACAGGCTCAAATCCTCCTTGATTGTTAGTGATAGGTGTACCATCACGACCACTATACAATATCTCGTTGATCTGATATGAGACAGTCATGTTGTTAGCAACTTGTTGTAACGCATCAGAATCGATATCGTTATCGCTCAAGTTACTCAAGAATAGCGTGTTATCTTTTTGTTCGATACACTTTGCTCTCTTATATGATACTGGAACCTGACGAAGTTCTTCACGAGTAATAGCGATCTCTTCACCTGTTTCGGGCCCAGTAAAGATATATTCTACCGTATCGTTTGTGATAGGAATCGTAGCTACAACTCTAGCGTTGAATGTAGTTCCTCCTTCATAGTAACAAGCAACGATCTCAAGCTCTTGATAGTTTTGATCAACACCTGTAAGTTCTAAAACAATGTTTTTGTTGACTTGCTCATTATTGTAGAACTCTCCGTGATATGCGTCTACACCATTGTCTTTGGTTGTAGGTACTACTGAGATTTGATCAGTAGGGATTCCAAACGTAGTTCTTCCACCGTTTTCTGTCACATATCTAGTAATGAATTGGTACACACCAGGACGTAATGAACCAGCTACGTTCTCCCTCATCTCTTTGAAGTTGATCGTAGGAATCTGTTGGTTAAAGATAAGGCGCGCTTGTTCAGCTACATTCCCCACCTCAGGTGCATCCTCAAGTTCTACTCTACCAAAAGGATTCAAGTTATCTGTGTAGTATAATACTCTTGAACCATTGATAAGCTTTCTGCTCACACAGTCAACCGGATGAGTAAGTTTAAACCCAAACTCCTTGTTATCCTCAGGCCACACATCCAAAGGATCATCTGTGTCAGGATCAAAGTTAGGATCAATAGGTGCCGCTGGATGATAATATCCATAGACTGGGTGTAAGTCAGATGAGTCTTCTCTAATCCAACCCACCTGAGAGTTATCGTTTTCGTCACATAAGATGACGATTATATCGTTGTTAAGAACACTGTGTCCAATAGGCTTCTTTCCTGGAGGAAATGTTACCTCAGGAATAACTACTGTTCCGTCCTCATTAGTAAGGGCATAGATGTTCCCTTGTTCACTTAATAGAGTGAAGTTGGTAGCTGAGCGGTAAGTTTGTTCCATTTGCTCAGCTGGGTGAATGTCTTGGTTAAGACCTTTCTTGAACTTATTACTTTGCTCTCCCATTAGAATCTACCATCAAGGTTTAAGTTTTGTTGTCTACCAAGTCCCGCATAGTCGTAGTTCTCCAGAGTAGTCTCTGGGATTAACTTCAACCACTGGTTCTTGATTCTTTCTAGAGTAGCCATATCTGGCATGTTAGCACCTGCTCTTGCTTGAACACAGTACTTATTCCACATCTGACGACAGTATTCCATATCCTGCATACGTGGGTTCTTGAGACACTTAGGGTCTCTCATACTTAAGTGATAAGCACACTTCCAAAACAAAGCATCTCTGAAAGATACATCATCCGGTACCAATGGCCATCCACGCTCATCTGTTGCAAAAGAAAGATACTGAAGTTCGATAAACCCGTATCTAAATCCAGTAGTAACCTTGTTGAAGTTGATGTTGTAATCATTGGCAGTGTGTCTAGTATGTGGGGCGTTCCCAATCAAGTTACCGTTGTAACCTAACTTATCAGCTAGTACACTAAGGTCATCGATGTAACCTACATGAGCAATACCAGGGACCGCTATGATCTTATACCTTTCATACGCATCCAAAGATTCATAGTCTACACCTGCTTTGTTAAGCATGTTGACTAAAGTACCTCCGTAGAATCCACCGTCAGGGTCAATATCCCCTTCAGGAATCGACATGCTTTTCTTCATTCTGATGACTTTGTAAGTATCGCAAGGAAGTAATCCCGAATAGTCGTTGATTGATATGATACAACTCTTCTCCACAAACTGTGGATACGCACCAATGTGCTGAAGTGCATCTGCAATCCATTCTACGAAATCTCCGAAAGGTATATCAGTCTGACCAAGTCCTAGATCCATAACGATCTTGGAGATGACACGGTCGACCTTTTCCATGTTGTATATCATGAGAAGTATCTTTTATGACCACCAGGGTCTTTCATTATCTTTGCTAACGCTCGTGAGTTGGCTCGAGTTGCATGGAAAGAGTAGTAGATTAGGTTGGTAACCAAGTTGTTTCTCTTAGACCATGCCCAACGGGCCGTGTAACCATCTGAGTGGAAGTTCAAGTGATAGATAACCTTACCTGCTTTCTTAGACTCGTTCAAGTCAATAGGAGGATTGTCTGGATCTATCTGGTACTTCTTCACCCATATACTCCCCATACGATGTGGGAGCTTAACCATCTTGCCTTCTAAGGCCTGGTTTATAACTTCTTTGTTGAAGGCACAGCATACTGCTCTGTATGTCGCCTTGTCTATATCATCTCCATACTTGTCCTTATAGAACTTGTATGCGTGATTAAGAGAATATCCTTTACTTACTTCCGGCATGTCTCGCTACTTGGTCTACAGAATCGTTTGACATATCCATAGGAAGAGATGTCAGAATCCTTAACTCGGTTTGAGCTACTAGCTTAACGATTGTGTCTACATAGTGAAGCGGCATCTTGTACTCGAAATCTAGTGTATCCTCGTCGATACAAGTAGTTTCGTTTAGACAATCACAAGTACGGAACTTCTCAGCAACCATAGGCTCCTCAAAGATTCCTTGAATGTTGATAGAATCCATCATCAAAGTTGGAGGATTCACGATATAGATGTACCCGTTCTGATAATACCAACGTGTTATGTTACCAGTGTACTTGTTCGCCATCGACCAATACGCTCCGTTGTGAGTACTTTTGCCAAGGAGTACCGTTCAATCCTCCAACAAAAGTCAAGTTGATACCTTTGTTTGATTCTATCGGTAGTGGGATTTGTTCTTTGGTTCTCATGATACACGTGTCGATATCACAACACTCGTTCTTATCAGCCATTTGTACAGGAACTTTACCTAGGTTCTGAACCCAGCGTTCTTTAGATAAACGACCTTTGTCAGCTTCCTGTTTAAACAGCTTAGAACGGTAGTAGCCAACCATGAAGCCTACCTGTGCATTAGACAGGTTCTCATCATCTGACTCTATACCCCCTGCTAGGAGGTTCTTAATATTATAGACTATCTCTGAAAGTAGCATACGCAAATATACGGAAAGGATGGGACAAAAAAAAGGGAGAGACAATACGCCTCTCCCTAGACTCTAGAGTGGTAGGAAGGGATCCTACGAGAATTGGATAAGTGGGAACCCTACTACTGTACCGAAGTACGCGTTAAGGATTGCCAAGAACTCGTTATTTCCAGGAGTGTCATCTCCTTGAGCAGAGTCGTTAGGAATGTAAATAGTTGTCTTCAAAGGCGCGTTGTACGTGTCTTGGAAGTCTCCTCTGTGGATGTCGTGGTGGATAACGTTAACAACGTCATACTCCTCGTCAACCACTACGTTAGAAACGATTCTCTTGTCATCGAAGCGTCTTTTTGAAGTGTCACCTAAGTAACCTTTCGCTTGTTCTTCTTCGAATGCAACTTGTTTCCAGTATCCATTACCTGGATTTAATTCTGTAACTACAGTTGTTTGAGCAGCAGATTCGAAATCTGTAGCTTCAGCCTCTCCGAAGAAAGCTTTGTAGTTGATCCACTCATAACGTCCCCAAGGTTCGTTAGGAGTTCTGCTTAACATTGCTTCTTGTGGGATTCCGTTAAGCTTGAATCCAAACTCAGTTTGTGTGTCCAAGATACCTACGTTTGCAGCAGGAACTGTGACGTTAACTCCTTCGTTGAAAGGAACGTCAAACTTCACTGTGTTTGCGTCGATAACTTCAACTACCTTCAAGATAGGTGATCGAGGTCCTGTTCCTGAGTAACGGATGTACTGTTTACCGTCAGATACTCTCAACAATCTCACTTTGTCGTGCATGAAGTTTTGTCCATACTCTTTTTGTGCATAATAGCACGCGATAGTAGCTACACAATCTTCAGCAGTCGCGTTAGGTCCTCCTGCGTAGTTGTAGTCCATCAATGTCGTACGCATACCATGTGTACGATGATCATCTAAGATCGTAATTCTTAATCTGTACTCAGTACTTGGATCTACTACGATTCCAGTACCGGCGTCTCCGTTATACCCTACTATAACGTCCAGCTCAGCTGGGGCAGCGAAATCCGCGCCCTCGTACGCTGAAACTGTGTTACCATGTATAGGGGAAGACAGGATAGCTTTTCCGTCCGCAGTACCTGCAGCGATGAAAACTGGTTTGAACTTGCTTAACGCGGCAGCCGTTGCTACGTCTGGGATTGCGTTAAAGTCTTGATCTAAAAGGACCAAGTCTCCAGCTTCAATGTTCTTGATGTTCGTAACAGCTCCGTTAGTTCCATCACCGATAAGTACTCGGTTTACGTTGTTGTAATTAGACATGATAAGTCATTTACGTGTTAAACTTTATTCACTTGTTTGGACGTTAAGAGGACCTTGTGTTTGAGTCCTCGGAGATCCTATGTTCTCAAGAGCTATCTGAATAGCTTCTTGTAACAATTCTTTATGTAGATGTTCTGAGAGTTCACACTCTGTTACAGCCCCACCGTACGTTCCGATATCCATCGTTGCCGGTCTCTTGATGAAAGTCACTTGGAATCCATCAATCGTATTACCATCTGCTGTCCAGACAAAGATGTCGCCTGATTCGAAGAAGATAATTGGTCTGTTCTTTTTAGGCTTGTTGAAAGGATCTTCTGCTACGGTAGAGATATCATCGTGTTGTACGAGTTTAACTCTTGACCAGCTACAGCAATCATTATCATCACAAGTCTGAGCAATGCTTTTTAAGTAGAACTGATACTCTTCAGTAGCGGGTTGTGTTAACCCGGCGTCTACAAACAAAGACTGAATGTCTGCTCTGAAAACGTTATCACCAATATATTGGTAAGCCGTTTCACTAGTGACAGTACAAAAGCGAGTTTCAACCAGTTCCTTCAAATCCTCAGTTCTCTTTTGAATCTCCTCAAATCCAGAACGGTAGATGTTATTCTTACCGTATCTTTGTTTGACGATCCTCTCCTGAGCCTCGTTTAGGTAGATATCAATCTCTCCATCTAAGAACTCAGGATAGGCAGCTGAATCAGCTTTGTCAAAGAAGACTTTAAACTCTCTATGAAACTGCTCTATCGTCATTACTGTTTGATTATCGCTTCGTACGCTTTCTTAATACCTAGTGCAATCTGTTGGTTTTCTTTGTCCTTGTAGAAGGCGATTGCTTCCTCCAAACCAGAACCTAACATGATATCCTCAAAGTACAACGGCATGTTAGTTCCCGTTCCTGTACCGTGTTTCTTAACTACTCCTTCTCGGATAAGCTTCATAAAGAACACTTTGTCCTTGAATAACTTATCTCCAACTACCGCTAAGAAGTTAGCCGGATCTGCTTCAACGATCTCACCCAATCTGTTTTGAGCAACCTCGAAGTCGATATCCGATGGGTTTTTACCAAACATATACAACGCGTCGATTGTCTCTGCTTGAGTAAGTTTAACGAACTTGGCGTACGCTTGAGCGATGATGTTTCTAGCAACATTCTTCACTTTCGCTTCACCAGATTCTGTTATCATCATGTATTCTGCATGAGCGTTTTTCTTTAACTCAGCTACACTTTGAATAACTGTAGGATCTGCTTGTAACACCTTATGTGTCAAAGCATCCTTAGGATTATCTGTGTTTAACGTTAATCCCCCTGATGGAATCTTTACTTTGAACGTTCTCCAGTAAGAGCTGCTTTTGGCAAGAGTTCCTTTCTCCATACCTAGTCTGTCTTCGAAGTCCGCTTCTTCTTTGCTTGTTAAACCTGTGCGTAACACCCCTGTTACTTTGTCTAAGCCTGGTACAAATGAGTCGTTGCAGTTTTCATACATCGGCAATGTCTTACCAGTTTTTGGGTCCTTAGCACCCCAGTTGATTAGTCTCTCGACCTTCTTTACTTTTGTTATCATCTTTCCCCTATGATAGTTTTAAAAAAGACCCCCAAGTGTGCTTGAAGCAGAGGCATGGGGGCCATGTTAAGTTTGAATCTGTCTAGCAGATTCTTAAGATTAATTCACCACACGAAGTTGGATCCTCAACCATGATACCACATTGTGATAAGAAGTGAACTTCATATCCGTCGATACCTGTTGATCTCATAGTAGAGATAGACTTAGCTACTCCTCCATAAGGATCAGTTGATCCATTCACATGCCACATAGCCATGTCTGAATCTTTCATTGCCACCTTCTTAATGTTGGCTTTACCATTCTTGCGACCGAAGTTCAAGATTGTGAATCTGTAAGATTCAACTGGTTTACCTGTAAGAGGGTGAACCTCTCTGTTACGGATGATGTCATCGTATGGAGGGAACTCTTTGATAGTCAACTCGATTCCGTTCATGAACTTCACAGTTCTGAAGTAACCGTCGATACCAAGTTCGTCTCCTTTTCCAGTGATGAATGTACCGTGATCAGTAATCGTGATACCGTTAGAGTTGTTGTACTCTTTCATCGCTCTGTCAAACTCTCTCATACCCATCTTACCTGTTAAGGCAACGAACTTATGATCTCCACCCCACTTATCAGCTGCGTAGCTTAAGTCAAGTAAGAACTCATCCAAGATCTCGTATGTTAAAGTTGTGTAGTAACGCTTGTTAGCAGGTGAAATCTGCTCTCTGAAACCAGCACCGTGGTAGATTGGTCTCTTGTTCTCTCCTTGTAAGGTAACAATACCTTGAGAGTTTTTGTTGTACTTCGAGTAGATGAATGATCTATCAATCTCTCTGTACCACTTAGCCATTGCAGTCCACTCAGCAAGCTTAGTCCAAAGCTTAGTTGATTGAGAACCATCTGGTGAGAATAACTCAACTACCATTACAGCTTGTGCAGCTTCTCTAGTAACCTTGTAAGTCTTACGCATTGTTGTAAGTTGGTTACGTAGTTTGTAAGGAGTAGAGTACCCGTGTCCACCACCTTTGATTGAGTATTCCTCAACTGAACTCCAGTCTTTCGACCAACGAGCTCCCGGCTTTAAGAAATCAGGATCACAGAATGCTTCGTAAGAAGGGTCTGTTAATTGAACGGTGTAAACCCATCCACTTCCTGATTGATATGGTTCAGATACAACGTGAACTTGTGTTCTTGTGTCATCTGCGATCAAGTTATCAGTAACCTCGAACCATTTCTCCGCAAGGATTAATTGGAACTGTGCTCCTGCATAACCTGGTGTGTCGTTGGTTCCAGCAGTGTCTTGCTGTACTTCAATCGCTCTTTCTGATTGTGAATGTAACATCCACTCATACTCTCTGTCTGTTACGTACAGAGTGTTACCGATTCCTCCAGTTAACAAAGACAAAACGTTATTATCCTGAATACCGAAAGCATAAGCTAACACTGACCCTACCTTTTCAGGTTCAGTCAAGTATGCGTTGGACAGGTGATTTGTTTCCGTCAAACCTGAGAAGTCTCTAGATTGATACACCTGTAACGGTGATACTTTAGTAGTACTTGCCATAGTTATTCCAGTTTATAGTCTTTACATTGACCAAGGGATATCCCCTAGTTCTTGATTAGTTCTTTTTACTTCGTTAGCAGATCTCTTAGGAGCAGCATTGCTGTCTGAGAATCTACTTAACTTTCTCTTCAGAGACTTAGCTTGTTTGCTAGCGATCTCTTTTGAAAGCTTCTCCTTGTCAAATCCTTCCATCGCAAAGTATGCGTAAAGAAGTCTATTCTCAGGAGTATCTCTCTTGTCAAACTCTGACTTACCATCCTTGTCTTTAGCAGTGATGAAGTCATATAGTTTCTTAGCTTTCGCTTCAGTTACTTTGAATCCAGAGATCTCTCTCGTAGCAATAACCGACTCTTTAAAGTTAGTTGCTTGCTCTTCAGCGATTCTCTGTGCTTCAGCTTGCTCTTGTTCTTTCTGAGCGAGTAACGCTTTGTTCTCTTTCTCTTGCCATTGAGCTAGCTTCTTTTGAGCGATTGCTGCTTGTTTCTTAAGTAACCCTCCTTCGACGTAATCGTTGATTGTTTCTTCAATCTCCTCCTTATCATAGTTCTGAACTTTCATCCAGTCTTCGATAAGATACATCTGGTTCTTTTCGTAAGCGTTTCCGTTCTTATCCTCCAAAGGAATGTCTTTGAAGTCGATTTGTTGGTTAAGCTTTTGGAAGTCATCTACTGTACCTCCTTTTTCCAACACTTCTAGTAACTGCTTCGCTTCTTCACCCAAGTTATCCTTGTAAGTGCTAATCGCTGCAGCAGAACGTTTTTCTACTGTTTCCGAGATAAGTTCTTTTAAACCCTCTTCGGAATCGAAATCATACTCTTTCTCATCATCGAAATCAAGTAGGTCTTCGTTAACTAGGCCTTGTGCGAGCTCTTGGTATTCTGTTACCTGCTCAGCTGGTTCCTCTTCTTTCTGAGGTTTTGGTGAGGCATCTTCCTTACTTTCTTCTGCTGGAGGAGTATCCTGTTTCTCCTCTTCCGCGCCCTGTTTCTCACCGGCGTCTGTCTCCTCAGATTCCCCTGGAACACCATCTTCTGGCTTAGTTTTATCCTTGTCTTCTGGAGCTTCTGGCTCCTGGTCAATAGTACTTACACCTTGCTCTGTTTTTACATCCACTTCTTCAGCGGCATCAGAGTCAGCGTTGTACTTGCTCGTATCGAATCCCCAAACGTCTACGAACGATTCTTCTGTCTTTCCCATACTCAAAGTTAGTTTAGTTTACGTTAAAATCCAGGAAGTCTATGTACTTCCTTCACAGGTTTGCTTGTTTCGTGGGCTTTAAGTTTTCTTCTTAACTTTCTTGCTCTTAGGAGCCTTCTTGTCTTCGAGGGTATAGCCCATCAATTTATCGTCGTCTAGAACACGACTCATAAGTGCATATGAGCCGTCTAGTTGTTTCTTCTTAGCCATTACTTCTTCTTAGGTTTCATGTAACATCCATACTTAGCCATTAATCCAGCAGAGCCATTCCTACCATATCTGAACCCCATTCTAGCTACACCTTCTTGGTGCATCTTAGCTTTCTGAGCTGGTGAGATCTGTAACTCAGGATCATCATTCCCAGTACCATATAACTCATCATCTGAGATAATATCCCTTCTTTGCTGAATATTCTTTTGGTGGGTAGCATCATCGATCATTATAGGATCCTCTTGTTTAGGTATAGTTGCCGGTGGAGGTGTATCAGGAGCTGTAGCTGGTGCTTTGCCAGCAGCCCCTCCGATAGTACTCGTAGCAGAACCAAAACTTCCCAGTACTTGGCCAATTTTTCCAGCTTTCTCATTACCAGCTAAACCTCCATATAAAGAAGCTAAACCTCCGACACCTCCCATGATACCTCCGGCAGCACTTAGTCCACCCATGTACTCACGAGTGTCACCTGTTCCTCTTCTACCTTTTGAGTAAGCTAATCTTTGTTGGTGTTCTACTTGACCACCTAAACCTAGAAACCCTCCGGTTCTTCTCTTAAAGCCACCATTCTTTCTATCTGCTTTCCAAGTCTGTCCTGCAGCGTCTTGGAACCTGTTGTTTCCAATCTGACCTACGTTCATCTCAGCAGCAGTTAATCCTTCACCTTTAGAGAAGTAAGCAGCGGTATTATTTACCTGATTACCAAACTGGCTTGTATGGGGACCAGGCCCAGGCTGAAATCCTCCCATGTATTTCTTTATTCCGATGTACTTGCTTTCCATATTACTTTTCTCCTGATACCTTGTTCTTCAAGGCGGTTCTATTATTATCTTTAGCAATGCGCTCTTTAGATCGAATCTCTTCCATCTTGACAGCACGGTCTTTAGCATTCTCTACTTGGCCAACAGCTCTGTCATGTTGCTTATCAGCTCTGTCTGCAGCTATACGACTTTGTTCGATTGCTAACTTGCTAGCTTCCAAGACTTCGATCTGTCCTGAATCGGCAGTGTCAGTATCAAAGTTGGCTGCTTTAATCGCGGCTTCTTGAAGCTTAGCTTCTCTATCAAGTTGATTCTGCTCTGCGATGAACTCTCGTTCAGCCTCTTTCTCACGTTCGTTAGCCTCGATCTGCTGTTGTTGCATCTCTTGTTGAGCTTGCATCTGAGCTTGTTCTTGCTCCATTTTCTTCGCTTCAGACTTCTCAATGTGGTTAGACAACTCAGAAATCGATTCTGCTTTGAACATCTTGATAACATCAGAGAACGTTGCTTTGTCAGCAGACAGTGCCATCTGAGCCATTTGTTCAAGCTTAGTGAAGATCATGTTATCTCTAGACGAGTTACTCAAGAATACTCCGTAATCCGAATCAGCAAACTTCTCCATGTCGATATCAGCAAATACACGCTGAACATCATCAAGGATATAGTGAATCTTCTTCTTGTCTGGATATGCGAATTTCGCGGTTTCTAGTAACTGTGTAAGGACTTTCTTCTTAATCTCGTTGTGTGTGTAGAACCAAGGTTCAGTAATGTAAGACGAGTTATTTGTTGCCATTCGAGTAGCAGTAGCAGTTTCACTTGCTTGAACCGATCCTTCTCTCTGAGGAGTGATTCCCACAATCTTATCCACTAGTTGCTCAATCTTAGCTAGGATATTCACATATTGTCCAACCGCTTGAGATAGTCCCATGTCAATGTTACTGAACTGATTGAACTGAGACGTCTGTCCCTGGAACTTATCCTTACCTTCCTCGAATGAGTTAATGAAGGCAATACCTACGTTATCGAACATGTACATCCACTTGTCAAGGTCAATACCTTCACTACGTGGAATCTGAGCGATATCCATAACCATTTTCTTACCCTTTGCCTTAGCAAGTTCCATCTCCAATCTGTACCATACGATGTTGTATAGATACTGGTGAGGTTTAAGTAAGTCTACTAAACTGGTCTGCACCGAGTTAGTTGCGTTGTATACGCGTCCAATGTAAGGTAGTTTCACCTCACTTGGATTATCCATAGAGCGGCTCTGGTTAGGCATAGGCTCTATGTTTAAGAACATGTCTCCGATCTGTGTACCATGCCACACGTCAGGAATCCATCTCCACTCCAAGGTGTACCCCGAGGCTTTCATCTCCGGGGTAAGCTTGAAGGTTTCATCGACCATACCGGTCTGAGTATCTCCGTTCTCATCCTCGTATTCAACAAAGCCTACCTTCTTCATAGACTTCCATACGACGTGAGTAACTCTGTATTGCTTGTTGTTGCTTTGTGTACGGGACCCATTACGGCCGTACTCAAATGAGTTGATATCGCTCTTCGAGTAAGCAAACCCTGGAACCATATCGTTGTTCAAGTTCTGCTTAAGTTGCCCGTTATCTAGACGTTTGACCTCATCTTCAGTCATGTACTCACCGTACTCGTCTAAGATCTGACCTCCTGTCATCCAACGGTCCTCTCTGAACCAGTCCCCATCTTCAATGTTAGGGTTATCTGGGTTACGATCAAAGTCGCAGTTAAGAGGGTTACATACACGTAGCTTAGGTTCTCCGTTAACGATACCTACATAATAGATCTCTTCGGCCGCAATCATAGCATGCTCCCAACCTTCGTTGAAACGTAATGCTAGATTCTCTTTATGCTCTAAGTACTTCAGGATATCTGCAGCCCATTGCTCTCTGATATCTTTGATAGAAGACATTGCGTATTCTTCTACCTGTTTAAAAGTCTGAGGTTCTACTGGCTCTCCTGTATTAGGATCCGTTTCCTGTAACTGTGGAATACCGCTCTCTTTAGCTATGATTTGCTGAGCAGTCTTAAGAAGCATCTTTTTCATCTCTTCCTCACGGAATGACTCTGCTTCTCCGTTAGTAGCAACTACCTGGAAGTTGAAAGGACGACTCATCTCCTCACCCTTAAGTAAGTTAATCTTGTTAACGATCAAGTTGATGTCCCTCATCTTTGCCGGCTGGTTACCTATCTTAGCTTCTCCAACACCATAAGGGTCCAAGACATGCTTGAAGTCTTTAGGATTGGTAATAGAGTTAACCAGATCATAGTTAGTTTGCTTTCTTGCCCAAGTAGTCCTACCATTAGACACGTCTCCGTCTCCCATGGTAGCTACTGCAGCGACACAGCTTTTACGCCACTCCTTACCCTTCTTTGCGTGAGAGAGTTTCTGGGGTGGCATAGCAGCCGTCAGTTGATTAGTATAAAATTCGTTAGCCATAGAACTTGCCTGTAAATGCTCGAGTCAGGAATGGATCCTGAGCTTTTGCTTCTGTTTTAACTGCTTCAACTTTAATCTTGTGGTTGTGAAGGCGATGAAGTATCACCAACATGAAGGAAATCACACGGTCAAAGTTTCCGGTTTCGTTATACCGTATTAACTCCTCGATTAATGGTAGACTGTAGATCATGTGTAGATTCAGCTTACCTCCCCCTCTCTCTTGTAGTAGCCAGTCTCTCGTATAGATCTCTAGCTCACTCTTTATCTGCTTCGTCATATGGATACCATACTGACGGTTTACCTTGCTTCCTTCTGTAGCTTTGAGCAGGGTTGGAGTCTTAGTTAGCAAATATAGTGAATTTTTGTGTTCAAAGTGCATCTTCAGAGTGTTTCTTTCGTTCTCGTAAAGATCCCTTGCGTTATAGTACGTGAGTAACTTCCTGATGTTTTCGTGGTGTTCTGCCGCTGTAGCAGGCCTTGCAGTGTACTCAGCCACAGGCCATTCATAGATTCCTTCCGATGTATGGAACGTCTTGTAGATAAACGTAGACCCGAGGGAGCTCGTGTTATCTGCCTGGTCCTGATCATAAGGGTCAGTCCCAGCTATGTACATACCATATGGAATGGTCCCATCAATTTTCTGTGGGTGTTCCCAAATCTGTATACATCCTGTCTTATCGTCCTTCTGTTTTACAGGGAAGCCACAAGGCTTAAGAACACCATCAAGATCGGGTTTCCACTTGATCTGTGGTTTATCATCTTCTCCCTGTTCCCAAACGAGCGTTCCACAGTCACCGGCAACAAAGCCGTCTGTTTTAACCGTTGACAGTAACCAGTTTTTATGTTCTCGCAGTTCACCAACTGGGAATAAGTTCCCGTCTGGAACTGAGAATGCTTCACTTGGAGTCTCTGGGTTGTTTTGTTCTTCATGGTAAAGTGGTTGTTTATTCTTAGCTTTTCTCAGCTTGTCACGTTTCTTCTCAACGAACTTCTTAGAACGGGCCACATCAGTGATACCTTCCTCGTCCTTGAACTTGTTAATACCCATGTGATACGGTACGAAGAATCCAACGTCCATACCATTGTCCTCCCACACGTTCTCGAAGCTTAAGCAGTCATAGGCCTCTGGGTCAAAGAAAACGTCACGAGCAGCCTCTGAGGACCCTCCTTCCATATCTCCTCCTGTACCAAACATGTACAAAGTTCCGAACTTACGTCCATCACCACCATACATAGTATCCTTCATGTGACCTAAGGATTCTTTCAGGTTATAGAAGAAACCAACCTCCTCAAGTACTCCTAACGAGATACGAATACCGTTACCTGCGTGTTCATCATCCTTAAACGTACGGTGATAGATCTTACTCTTAGACCCTTTCTTGATCCAGTCATTACCCTTCTTAACGTCATACTCATTGGTAACAAACTGCTTACCTGAGTACCAAGAACCAGTAGTTCTCTTGCTAAGTGGACTAGGGAATAGCTTACCTTGTGTCTCAAAAGCACCTGTTAAGTTGTCGATACCTAACTGTACCTTCTCAAGTAAATCCTTCGTGTACTTACCGTCAATCGCACCTACGATAATATCGGTTGTATACGGATCCTTAACTACGTCTCTCTGATACAAGTAGTCATCGTAGTCATACACCCCATCCATCAAAAAGGGATGTAGAACAATTCCATTTGCTCCCCAGTAAGACTTTCCTCCTCCCCTACATTCGATATCAATGACATTCCAAGCTGCCGACTTAAACAAGGGTTTTCCGAAGTTTCTGCTGTGGAGTTTTCGTAGATAATACCTAGGTCTGACATATGTTTTAGGAACTCTATGTCCCTCTCCGTTGAGTGTAACAGCGCTTTCCGGAGCGCTTGCAATGATTTCGTCTCTTTCTTCATCGTCTACTTTGTCTAGTTTAGCGAACTCGTCATAGCATGTATAGTCCTCATCTTCTGCGAAACCAGAGAACCCTCTAGCTTCCATAAGAACGTATGCTTTCTCCCACTCCAAATCTCTGAGAAATGGTCTACCAATAATCTTGGTTGTACCCCCACCTTTCTTATCGATCCTGATCTTACAGATATTCACGTAGAAATATAGTGGTCCTGGCATCCACTTACCATCATGCCAAAAGCCTTCCATACATCGCCTCTTGATCTCGGCCCAGTATGGTTTGTATTTAACTGACAGTGGGTATGGTGATACTATGTCATGAAGGAAGTGTTTGTTAGATACGTGCTTACTATGTCTTCCCTCATCTACATAGTTAGCTTCATCGTTACGTTTGTCGATTTTCATTCCTGTACTTCTTTATGTGCTCTCTTCTCTTTCTCACGGTTTCCCTTCTTCCCGGTTTTACTTGAAAGAGACCCAGATACTGAAGGCGGACTTGTTCATCCTCCCCAGACTGAATCACTTCCTTAGTAAACTCAAACTGAGATTCACACATCTTCCTCACTTGCTCTACGGGTAATCCGAACTCTTTAGCAAGCTTCTGATAGGTCTTCTTATGCAATGCTGCAGTACTACTCATTATATCCCTCCATTATCTGTGAGAGACTCCTGAGCCCCTCCCATAGCGGTTACTTGTTCTTCTTGTTCCACTACCTTACGAGCCTTTTCGTAGAGGTTGTACAACTTCTCTGTGTTAGCCATCATCTTATCAATGGTGTCTATCCTCTTGGCCCAGTCACCAATATCTAACATCACTCCATCAGGATCGCTAGGGTCACCTCCATCATCATAAGGAGTATTTCTAAGGAAGCGGTCACGCTCCATAAGTTTCTCCTCGATTCCACGGAGGGTTCTGATTGCGACTGTTTCTGTCGAGTTAAGATAGAACTGTCTGAGGTCTTCAACTTTCTCTTTGTTCTCATAGTAATACTTTGGGTTTCCCAAGAAGTCACCAAAGATCAACTCGATTTTGTTGTTTTCCCCTGTCTCTGGTAAATTATAGTAATCGGATTTCCTGTTCCATATCAGCTTAATACACCAAGCAAGCTTGCTGGAATTAGTCTTGTTACGGCTCTTATCCGTTCGATGAATCTCTTTGAAAGGCCCTGCAGCTAATAGCCCAGGATGTGCCTCCCAAAAACTGTCTTCTATATTAAAGTTCTCCATGTTACAATAATCCTGCTGCGTAAAACCACTCTTCTTCTAACGGTACTGAGAACTCACTAGAATTGATACCTGGTTGGTTCTTCTTGTGCTGAGCTCGTATCTTCTCTATCTCGAAAGGATTATGAGTATGATGAGGAGCAGGAATAGTACTGTTCTTAGACTGTAGTGCACCTCTTTTAACATTAAGTTTAAGGTCTGAGTACTGTCTAGAGATCACATCCTTATCGTATATAGGAAACGATTTTCCTGGTATACTTACCATAGGTTCAGTTGAGTACCTAAGAGTCTCGTCTTCTGAGAAAGAGTTAACGTACATGATACAGTCACATACCATCTTAATCTCTGAAGCACTAAGTAACAAGAACTTACCTGGCTTCTCCTTCAGTTGGATAGCTATTGAGTTATATAAGTCCTTAGCTCCTTGACCTGGCTGTAAGTACAGAGGAAGTGATTCGTCATAAAGTTTCTCTATCTGTGCTATTGTCGTAATCATATTACCATCGTTTGTCTGGACAGGTGGCAGTTTCGACCAAGGTTTTCTTTGGCATGTGGCACCCGCATAAGTTACAGTTCTTCTTAGTGTTGTTAAAGTGTTCACAGGTCTGACAGATTTTCATCCTTGTCTCCCCCATCTTCACTACGTCTTTCTTCAAGACGCCTAGCTCCTTCCGCAGCGTAAGATTGATGGTCGGCTTACGTAGCTCATGCTTCTTGAGTTCCTTCTCGTAGTATCTTTTACGAGACCTCTTCTCCTTGCGATCCATCTGCTCTACAGGTTTGGGCTTAAAAGACTCTAAGTCTTCTTGCTCCATTATAGCTTCCTCAAGCTGTTCTCTAGTTACTGGTTCGTTTTTCATACTCAAAACTAAATGTTACCTCCTTTTTCGGTATCAAGATCTCAGGTACAAACCATCCTTCTTCCCCTTTCACAATACAGCCTTTATCTCTCAGGGCCATCTTGTAGTTTGTTAATCCTTGTTTGGACAACTTCAGCTTACTTTTGATCTCTTGCATCTGCTTAGTGCTAAACACAAGTTCGCCCAAGTAAGGCTCTTTGATTCCTTTGTCCATCAAGTGCATATATCTATACAGTATCTCTCCGAAGAAAACTTGCTCTTTATCAGTGAGTTGCATCCCACCGTTCCAAAGTTTTATCCAGTGAGTGATATGTGTATGTCTGTCTACTTTTGTTGTTAGCTTCATTCCACTGCTACTTTAATGTTTACCATGTACCTTCCGGTACGTAAAGGGGTGATGTTGTGTCCTACATACAACCCCTCATCCAAGAAGAGTTCCTTAAACTTATCCGACATGGTAAGCGCGGTTTCTATATCGTCATACACATATCTCATAAGTCTATACTCTTCCATCCCAATTACCTTTTCCGTCAACCATCATTGGTATCAAAGAAGGTCTACCTTTATCCACGAATCCACATCCTAAGATAGGCTTGAATGGATTCACCTTGTTATACTCAAACGCCATCGAGTCATCATCGATTAAACATCCGACGTTCATACCCCAAATCAGACCACTAGGTGTATTGTGATACCCTATGCGGAAATCCTCGTGGTAATGTCCCTGCACTACGTTACACCCCATTTGTTTAGCGTACGTCTCAGAGTTCTTTCTAGAACCGTGAGTAACATAGATGTCTTTACCATACTTCTGAGGTAGGGTAATATTCATATGCCACTTCCAGTCCTCATCCACACCCAACACCTCGTTATAACTCTTCAGGGCGTGTCTTGGCATACCAGATACCTTAGCTTTTCTGTAGATCATGCTCCCATGGTTAGAATGGACTAGGTCCATCTTAGGAAACAGTCTAGCTAACTCCTGAATCGATGCCTTTGCTCTACTTAACTCCACCCCCGCTGAATCTAGATCCGGGTTACTTGGATGGAATGAGAGTGCGTGATAATCGACTTCGTCACCAACATTAATGATTCTGGTTGGCTTGTATTTCTTCTTGATCGTTGCAAGAAAAGCCACAGCATCTTGATGATGATACGGAGTGTGTAAGTCTGATATAAAGAGGATTCTATCGTTTTTCATAGTTGTTTTTTAAGGTTCGTGTCTGTATTTAAGAAGCACATCCATACTCCTTGCCTTTAACAGACGTTGTCTTTCGTTAGTCTCCCCCTTCCAAAAGTGCTGTGGGTTCACCTCATAGGCTCCCCTGTCGCCTGTCACCAAGTTAGCCTTCTTCAAGCGTGATAGCGAGTTAGTGAAAGCTTGTGTTCTCACACCTAACTTCTTCTCCAACTCCTTTCTATCGTTCGCTGTCAGACGGACTATCCCAGTGTTGTACTCAGCACGCTCACAGAGACATGCCAAGATTTTAATGTCCGATGGTCTAGATAGAGCACACAAAGCATTCAGTCCGGACAGGAATACCATGAAGAACTCTTCGGTAGTCTTCGACTTTACTGCGAAAGTCTTCTTGACTGTTTGTATCTCTCCTGTTGTACGGTCTACTGTTTCTTCGATATGTGCTAGCTTCTTAGCCATACTTCTTTTTTACTTCATCTGGTTTATCATGCATCAACTGGATGTAGTCTACTGCATGTGAATACATCAGGAACATCAGGTTAAGCTTACCTAGGTAAACTTGTTGATTTCCTGAGCTTGCTTTAGGCGGCAATACTGTCACCTTCTGTCCCTTGCGTAGTAAGATATAGTACTCTAAGATCTTACATACGTCTTCTTCAGAGGCTTCCCCCTGGACAATCTTATATGCCTCTTCCAGCGTCATAGAACCTTTGAATCTCTATGGGATAATCCCATGGTTTAGATAATATTTGTTC